AACGCAACCAGTCACCGGCCCCATAACCGATGCGGAACTTAGGGCATCCCCGCTAGTCGTCACCGACGCGACCGCAGCCGAATTGCTGGACGGTTTGCAGACCCTGCTACTCAGGCTGTTGAACGCCACGAACAGTCCCAGAGGCTATGACGTGGCGCTGGGCCGAAACCGAATGACGACGCTGGTTGAAAGCGGCACGGTCACGACGGTCGGCACGGTCACGACGGTCGGCAACCAAACCAACATCGGCAGTCAGCAAGCGCAATTGCTTGTCAGCGGGCAAAACGTGTCGGCTTGGGCCGCAATAGTTAGATCGAGGATCACATAATGGCTAACACGTTCAAAAAGGTCATCGACCGCCAGATGTGGGTGCAAGTCGCGCCCGCGCCAAACGCCACGGCGGCGGCTACTTGCGTTTGCTCGGATTTGCGGTCGGACCAATCACGCAACCCGTTTGTCTATCAATTGACAAACGCGACAATTCTAAACCGATTTAACATAGTTTCTAAATCTTGGAACTTGGTTCAATCTCCGGCGCTAACCGGCACGTTCGGTGCTGGCGCGGCAATGGTGTTTGCGCCGTCTCAGGGCCTTAAGGGCGTATTGGCTGCGGGCAACACGACGTCTTCGATTGTTGTGTCCACCGCGTTCCCAACCGCTGTCGGTCTCAACATGCTGGCTAACCGTGGCGGTTCAGGCGAGTACGGCTTCAAAATCCGCATCATCGGCAAGGCCGCTGGTAGGGTCGAAGAGCGTTACATCGTCGGTAATACGCTTGGCACCACGCCAACCATTACGCTTAACGCGCCGCTGACGTTTACGCCTGCCACGGGTGACGGTTACGAAATCCTGTCCGGTCGCGTGTTCATGCTGTCTTCTGGCGTAATGGCTTCGAACGCTTGGCGCTCACTTGAGATTGCCACCAACACACTGTCTACCGGCCTGTCTATCGTCAACCTGCCCGCCACGGTCGGCACCGACACCTCGCTATTGGCTCTTGACGAGCAATACACGCCCTACGACTGCGTACCCGGCGAGGGTATGATCAAAGGCACGTTCCTTTACGACACCAACCTATCGGCACGCTACGCATTGGCGGCGACCGCTGCGGGCGCTAGCAGCCTTACAGGTCAGGCCACAAACGGCGATAGTGTCGTAAAGGCAAACGAATATCGCAACTTCCAAATCCGCATTGTGCAAGACCCAGTGAACACTTCAGCGGTTGGTCAACGCGGCATCATCGCCTCGCACACCGCTGGTATAGCGCCCGTCTACACGATGGGCACGGCTTGGGCTGTCACCCCGTCATCGTCGGCCAAATACGTCATTGAACTGCCTAACCTGATCCTTGGGCGCTCGACAGGTACCACGTCGGTTTATACGTGGAACTACAACGACACGACCATCAACAACGGCACGAACAGCATCGTGACCAACGCTTGGTCAACGACGTATTTTGGCGCGGCACCTGCGGCCAACGCCTCTGGCGGTATGTGGGCACCGTCTTACGGCATCCAACCTGATCCAGCCCGCAATGCCCGCCAGTCGTTCTGCTACTTCTTCCGAGGCGTGGCGCAGAACCTTGACGTGTTAGACATTGCTGGTGCCATCGCTGGAACGTGGACCGGTACCGTGACTTATGACGGCGCACTAACCTTAACAGTTGGGACGTGCGGGGCTTATGCGCCGTTCAGCAACGAGGGCCGGATGTTCTACATGAACATCTATGTGGCATCGGCGGCTAACCAGATTTACCGCTTCGACGTTAAGAACCGAGTAATGTCACCGTTTACCGCGACCGATAACATCCAAGCGGGCACGGCGGCTGTTGGCCAGCGCATGTCGTCTTATGCCGCCCTCGACGGCACAGACACCTACGACGTGGTGCTTCTAAATTCTCACCTATCGACAATCGCTCAAGAACTGATTGTGTTGGTGTAGCCATGTCACTCGCGGAACTAATATCAATTTTGTCTGCAACGCTGGCAACCCACAACGGGGCAATGGCCGACGCAGTTAAGCGTGGAGACCTAGCAGAAATTGCTAGGTTAACGCCCATCATTGCCGAAACCGAGCGCACTCTGGCGCAACTCAAAACGCTTTAAAATGATCGGGGCGCGGCAATGAGCCTCCTTCTTCTATTTAACCAAGGCGGGGTAATACCCCCGCCTATTATCCTTATGGATATGCACGACGGAGACTTTCGTAAGAAAGTTTTCGACAAAGAAATTTCAGCCAAGACCTTCAAACGCGAAGATCTGATTGAAGCATACGAGCGCCTAGTTGAAGGCAAGGTTCGTGCCGTTCAAGCCATTGTTAAGCCATTTGCGGAAACACCCGCAAAGGCAAATAAAACGATTGCTGCCCAAAAAATTGACTTTGACAAGATGTTGGCAGATATTGACCGCACAGAGCGGCTCTGGAACCTGTACGTCGAAATGGATGACGAGGATATTTTGTTACTCCTATGAGCAAAAGATATAGAGCGATCTATGATGCCAAGGGTCTCGCATACGAGATTGAGAATGGCGAAGTCACCTTTATGCGTGACGATCACAGCGACGACGCCCAGACTGGGCCACAGGTCATCAAAGACATTGAGCCGTATCAAAGCATGATAGACGGCTCAATGATCACCAGCCGATCACAGCATCGCGACCACCTCAAACGCCATAACTGCTTTGAGGTCGGCAACGAAAAGATGGAATCAAAGCCGCCAGCACCGCAAGGCCGCGACAACGAACGGCGCATCGCACTTCACCGGCAGCTTGGCGATATGAGTGATCGACAGGCAAACCAGATTTTGAAGCAACTCCGTAGATAGGAACCCCTATGGACCCCGAAGAAGCTAACGGTACTGACACAAACGAGCCACTAGACCGCAAAGAAATGCTGATGCAGCAGTTCGATGAAGTGGCCCAGCCTACCGAAGAGCCTATCGCTGCCACTACCACTGCCCCTACAGAAGCCTCGGAACCAGAGGCTGAAGAACCAATTTGGAAACGTCCGCCGGCAAGCTGGAAGAAAGAGTTCCACGAGACTTGGCAGACCGCAGATCCGCGCTTGCAAGAGTATGCCTGGCAGCGTGAAGAGGAAATGCGTAAGGGCGTAGAACCGCTTCTTTCCAAGGCCCAGTACGCCGATCAGATGCAAAAGGCTATGGAGCCTTACATGCAGACCATTCAGGGGCTGGGCGTGGCTCCTACGGACGCTGTGAAGGCATTGATGGAGGCAGACCACATTCTGCGCCACAGTCCGCAGGATCAGAAGCAAGCGTACCTCGCGCAACTCGCGCAGCAGTACGGCGTCAACATGGGCGGCGTTAACTTCTCCCAGAACGGCCCTGTCGATCCAACCATCTATGCGCTTCAGAACGAACTAAACGCCGTGCGCGGCGAAGTGGTCGGATGGAAGCAGCGCCAAGAGGAAGCTCAGACCGAAAGCCTGAGATCCGAGATTGATAGCTTTGCCCAAGGGGCAGAGCATTTCGAGACTGTGCGTCCGACAATGATCCAGTTACTCAACACGGGGGTTGTCAACACACTAGAAGAGGCCTATGAAAAGGCTATCCGCCTTGACGATGATCTTTTCAAGGAAATCCAGCAAGGCCGACAAGCCGAAATGGAAACCCAAAAAAGAGAGTCGGCCAATCGGGCTGCGAAAGCAGCTAAGGCAGCAGCGGTCAGCGTTAAAAGCTCTACACCCGGAGTTCGCACGACAACCAAAGCGCAAGACAGGCGTTCAATGTTACTTGAGCAGTTCAATGACATGAATGAACGTTTTTGATTTAACTGAAAGGGACTGTCATGGCCTTCGCCAACAGCGCAATCAGCGACATCATTGCGACGAACATCCAAAGCCGCAGTGGTGAGCTAGCTGACAACGTGACGAACAACAATGCGTTGCTTCGTCGCCTTAAAGACCGTGGGAACATCAAGACGTTCTCCGGCGGTAACGTGATTTTGCAAGAAATCATGTACAACGATTCCACCACCAACAACACCAACAGCTATTCGGGCTACGAAGTTCTGAACGTTTCTCAGAATTCGCCCATTTCGGCTGCGCAGTTTGGCATCACCCAGTACGCTGCTGCTGTGACCATTTCGGGCCTCGAAATGATCCAGAACAGCGGCAAGGAAGCAATCATCGACCTTCTTGACGGTCGTATGAATGTTGCTGAAGCCCAATTGCAGAACCGCCTTGGTGGCGACATCTACCTCGACGGAACCGGCAACAGCGGCAAGAACCTGACTGGCCTCGCGGCTGCGGTTCCTGACGCCCCTTCTTCCGGCACCTACGGCGGCATCAACCGCGCCTCGTTCAACTTCTGGCGTTCGCTGAAGTATTCGGGCGTGACCGATGGCGGTTCGGCTGTCTCGGCTTCGAACATCCAATCCTACATGGATGCTCTGGCCGTCCAACTGATCCGTGGCACCGACAAGCCTGACCTGATCGTTGCGGATAGCAACTATTACCGTCTGTACCTTCAGTCGCTGCAAGCCATTCAGCGCATTTCGGACTCCGGTTCGACTGCCGCTGGCGCTGGCTTTGCCTCGCTGAAGTACTACGGTGCGGGCATGGCCTCCGACGTCGTTCTCGACGGCGGTATCGGTGCCAGCGCGACGGCCAACCACATGTGGTTCTTGAACACCAAGTACCTGATGTGGCGTCCTCACGCCGACCGCAACTTCGTGCCAATTGGCGGTGAGCGCCAAGCGGTTAACCAAGACGCCATTGTGAAACTGATCGGCTGGGCAGGCAACATGACTTGCTCCGGTTCTCAGTTCCAAGGCGTGTTGATCGCTTAAGGGAGGATTGAACCATGCCTAGTACCTTCGCTTCTACCCCGCTCGCAGGCGTGACCTTTGCAGATCGCAACACCATTCCTGCCTTTGGCCTCGGCACCCCCGTTCTGGGCAACCAGAACGACACCTGGGTCTACGTCAAGGCAACGGAACCTGTTGCTATCGGCACCTGTACGGTTGACGCCTCGTTCAACCTGACTGACACTGCCGGTACTTACACCGCTGTTGTGGCCTTTCTGACCGGCGAATACGGCTGGGTCTATAAGACCACCTCGCCGCTGTAATAACGATTGGGGAGGGCTTCGGCTCTCCCCAACTCCTTTAGGGGTTTTCCAAAATGACCATTCCTTCCCGCGTTATGGGTTCTGGCAATTCGTCGCTCTCGACCACTTCGATTTGTGGCTTTGCCACGAACGGATTGACCGCTGCTGGCACGAACTTGGCCACCGGCCTGCAACTCAATGCAGACGTTAACGTCGTCAGCACCACCGCCGCCTCTACCGGCGTTGTGTTGCCCTCGGCTGAAAATGGCTCTCAGGTTGTTGTCGCCAACGATGGCGCTAGCACCCTTGCCGTTTATGCGAAATCTGGCTCTACGATTGATGGTGCGGCGTCTGTGACGATTGCCACCACCAAGCGGAGGGTCTTCTATGGGACCAGCGCGACAACGTGGGTCTCCGTCCTTGGAGCTTAATGAATGTCTTTAGACAGTGATATCAACAATGCCGATTCTCACCTACACGTAGAATTTTATGAGAACACGAAAGAGCCTTACGTTGGCGTTCCTTTCGTCGTTATCATGGCACCTGGCGATAAAACTAGCATCTTTGACCAACCGGCAAGTGAGGATCACAAGATCCGTTTTCCACGTCAGTGGTTTCACTTCCAATCTAAGACGAACGGCGCTCAATATATCGGGACGCCTCTGCGTAAATGGCATGAGGATGAACCTACCGTATTGAACGAGGCTCAACTTGTGGAGCTTGAGATCCTACGGTTCCAGACTGCCGATCAGGTCGCCACGGCGTCCGATTCGCAGATCCAGCGCGTAGGAATGGGCGGTCTTGGTTTGCGTGAGCGGGCTAGGGCCTATCTGAATAAGAAGGCCAATAACACTGCGTCTATTGAGTTGGCCGAAACACGCGAAGAGCTTTCCGAGCTAAAGGCCCAAATTGCTATTTTAATGGCGGCTCGCAAGCCTGGTCGCCCACGGAAAGAGGAAGCCGATGAGTTCGACAATGCTCCAGTTGGTGACACAGGTCACTAGCGAACTTGGCGTCCCCGTCCCGGTAACGGTAGCGGGCAATGTCAATCAGGATACTGTTCAGATCTTGGCGCTTATGAACGCCAGTGGATATGAACTCCTGAGAAAGAGCGATTGGCGAGAACTGACGAAGCCTCATAGCTTCTTCACGGAATACACGACAACGACGGGTACATACGACCCTGCTACGCTCCAGATCACTGGCATCCCGTCCACTGCCAGTCTGGACACCACTTACATGATTGTCGGCCTTGGCTGGCCCAACGGCACGTTTATCTCTAGCGTCGATTCCGTTAGCCAAGTGACCGCCACCACCTATCCCGACAACACCGTCACAGATGGCGTCATCTACTTCCAAAAGGTGAAGTACGCTTTGCCGTCTGATTACGACGCCATTGTACCGCGCACCCAATGGGACAAGTCCAAGCATTGGGAAATGCTCGGCCCTGAAAACGCGCAGCAGTGGGAATGGCTTCTAAGCGGCTATATCAGCACCGGACCGCGCATTCGCTGGCGCTTGTATGGCGAATATTTCCAAATCTGGCCTGGCACGTCCACCAACGAATTCCTTGGCTTTGAATACCGTTCTAAAGGCTGGGCAACGGCTGCTGACGGCACGTCCAAGAATAGCTTCACGGCTGACACCGACACTTGCATCTATCCAGATCGTGTCATGGTTCTCAGCACCAAGCTAAAATACTTCCAAGCCAAGGGTTTCGACACCACCGCGCTGTTCCGCGACTATATGACCGAGCTTGAGACTTCTATGGCTCAGAACATATCTGGTGCAAATTTGTCACTTGCCCCACGTCCCGGCAACATCCTGATTGGTTACGACAACATCCCGGACAGCGGTTATGGCCGTTAAGCCCTCACGCCTTGTTCAAGGCAATGACGCCAATGTTCAATCGCTCCCAGCGCCTATTGGCGGCTGGAATGCGCGTGATTCCATTGCCAACATGGAACCCACCGACGCTGTAACGATGATCAATATGTTCCCCACCGTGTCGTCTATCAGTATGCGCGGCGGGTACAGCAAGTTTGCGACCGGCCTAGACGGCAAGGTCCAAACCTTGATGACCTACAATGCCGGCAACAATACGAAGATGTTTGCCGCCACCAGTACGGGCAAAATCTACGATGTGACCACGGAGGGCGCGGTCGGCGCTCCTTTAATCAGCGGCCTGTCCAGCGGCATCTTTGAATACATCAACATCACGACCCCCGGCGGTAGCTTCCTGATGGCCGTCAACGGCATTGACCCGCCCATCCTATATGATGGAACCACCGTTACCATACCGACCATCACGGGCGTTACAGCGGCTAATCTGAAAAACATTATGCTGTTCAAGAACCGCATCTGGTTCATTGAAAAGTACACGCTCAAGGCTTGGTATCTGCCAACCAGCGCAATCGGCGGCGTGGCCCAACAATTTGACTTCAGCCAATTGGCTCGCTTCGGCGGTCACTTGGTCGATCTGGATAGTTGGACCATCGACGCGGGCTACGGCGTTGACGACAATCTGGCCTTTATCACCAGCGAAGGCGAAGTCATCATCTACCGAGGCACCGACCCCGCTAGCATTGCGACCTGGGGCCTAATCGGTATCTGGAAGCTAGGCTCGCCTATCGGTGAGCGGTGTATGCTTAAGTGGGGCGGCGACCTTCTCATTTTGACCTATGACGGCCTTATGCCTATGGCGGCATCTTTGCAGTCATCCCGCCTAGACCCCCGTGTAGCCCTCTCTGACAAGATTCAAGGGGCCATTACGCAGGCAACGACGGATTACGGCGGGGATCATGCCGCCGTGGGATGGGAAGTCGTCTATACGGCCAAGAACAATGCCGTGTGGATCAACGTCCCCGTGGCTGACGGCTTGCAAGAGCAGTACGTCATGAACACCATCACTAAATCGTGGTGCCAGTTTCAAGGCTGGGCCGCGTACTGCTGGGAAATCTACAACGACGATCCCTATTTTGGTAGCGATGGCTATGTGGGCAAGGCGTGGGATACCGTCAACTACACGGACGGCGGCTCCAACATCGTCACTCAGACGCTCCAAGCGTTTAACTATTTCGGCTCACGCGGCGTAAAGAAGTACTTCACGCGGGCGCGGCCTAGCTTCTTCAGCAATGGCCTGCCGTCCATCCAAGTCGGCATGAACATCGACTTTGACGTATCCGATACGACCGCCCCTGTCGTAGCGCCATACATCTCGTTTGGCCTCTGGGATGGCGGAATTTGGGATGCTTCCGTTTGGGGATCTGGTGGGCAGAGCATTAACCCTTGGCTTGGCGTCACGGGCATTGGATACTGCGGCGGTCTTCAAATGAGAACGGCTAGCTCTGGCATTTCGCTACAGTGGTCTTCTACGGATGTGGTGTATCAAACCGGATGGGCTGGCATATAATCAGTGATGAACTTGTCGGCCATTGGGTGGCCGAGAAGCTAGGCTCTGGATACTTTGCCGCTCGCTCTAACGCCATTGGATTGGTGAAGGACGATAGGCTCATTGCCGGGGTGATATACGAGAATTGGAACGGGCGTTCAATCATGTGCCACATCGCTGTAGAGGGCCGCTTAACTCGGCGCTATGTCGGTGCGATCTTTGATTATGCGTTCAATGTGTGTAATGTGGAAAAGATAATTGTTCCGGTCGAAAGCCACAATTTGAGAAGCGTCAAGCTCATTGAGAACATGGGCTTTACCGAAGAGGGACGCATCAAGGATTGCCAGCCTGAAGGTGATACAATCTTGTACACCATGACCAAGGGCGATTGTAGATTTCTAGGGGATCGTTATGGGTAAGAAAACTCCAGCACCGCCGCCAGCGCCAGACTACGCCGCAGCAGCGACCGCTCAAGGCGTGGCCAATCAGCAAGCCGGATTGCAAACGTCTGTCTTGAGCAATCCCAACATTATCAGCCCTTACGGCAATCAAACCGTAACGTGGAACCAAGATCCCAATAACCCAGGCGGTAGCCCGCAGGCGACGGTTACGCAGACCTTGACGCCAGAGGCGCAGGCCGCGCTAAACGCGCAGCAGAAGACCCAGTTGGAATTTGCCAACCTCGGCCTTCAGGGCATTGGTCAGGCAAAGAACATCCTTTCGACGCCATTTGATCCAAAACTGCCCAACCTTCAGACGTCCGTTGCCCCTAGCCCAGAACTAAATTTCGGCCCTAATGCGGCGGACTATGCGGCTACTAGCAACGTCCAAGGCGACACCTACGGCAAAGCCGGAACGGTTGACGCTGGGATGTACGGCCAAGCTGGCACGGTCGGCGCTGGAGCATACGGCACCGCGCAGGGCTTTGGG